GCGGGACCGTGATTCTCGAGGACGAAGCCGGCGTGTCAATGGTCCCGTATGCCGCAGGGACCGCGATCATCAATCCGCATCGTTTTCTTGGGCAGTCACTCTACGACAAGCTGAAACAGGTTCAGGATCTGAACACCGGACTTACGCGCGCGTTGATGGACAACGTCAACACGACGACGAAAAACCGGATGGCATACCTCGACGGCAAGGTAAACGTCGACGATGTGTCGGACGGCCGGCCAAACGGTGCGCTGCGTGTGAAGTCGACGGTCGCGGACGTGCGTGCGGCGGTCATGCCGTTTCCGATTCCGGACACTTCCGCGAACATCTTGGCGAACATTCAGCATCAACGCAGCGTGCGAACTGAAATGGGCGGCGCGGCTCTCGAGCTCGCGACCGGCCAGATGGAATTGAACGACAGACTCGGCTCGCAGGGACTAGATCGCGCCTATTCGGTCATGGAATCACTCGCCGCGATGATGGCGCGCACCGCGGCAGCTTCTTTGATCCGGTCTGTCTACTTGCTCGCACATGCGACGCTTCGGGAGTACTACACCGAACCGGTCCCGGTGAAGCGCGAAGGCCGATGGGCAACGCCGATCCCGTCGAAATGGCAGCCGCGCGAATGCGTGACCGTGAAAGTCGGCATGAGCCCTGGCGAGCGCGCGCGCAAATCGGCGACGCTGCAGACACTTCTCGATGCGCAGATAAAGCTGGCCGGCATGGGCATGGATGACGTGCTCGTGAATCTCGACGGCTTCTACGCGACGCTGATGGATTGGGCGCGCGTGAATGATATTCAGAATCCTGAGCAGTACTTCGTCGACCCGCGCAGCGACTCATCGAAGAAAAACGCCGCCATGAAACAACAGAGCGCGCAGCGTCAGCAGCAGCTGCAGGAGAATCTCATGCGCCAGGCGGTGCAGCTCGAGCAGCTGCGCACGGCGTTCGACAAGTACAAGCAGGACACGGACCTGCAGTTCCAGTATTGGAACGCGACGCTTCAAGCCGAAGTCGATGAAGCGAAGATTGTCGGCACGGCGACAACTGAACTCATCAAGCAAGAGGGCCAAGGCGATGCGCGCGCGAACGGAAAAGACGGTCAGGGAAGCGAAGTCCCTACGCGGCAATGATTTCCTCGAAAGCACATTCGATGAGCTCGAGGCCGACTATTTCTCGCAATGGGCATCGTCGGCGACGGTCATCGAACGCGAACAAACACACGCGCGCTTCATCGCGTTGCGTCAACTGAGGGACACATTAGATGCCAGAGTTGCGGAGTGTCTTGGCGACAGAGATGTCACGGGCACAACAAAAGACGGCGACAGCGGCGAGCGCGGAAACCTCGATTCCTGAGGCGGCGCCGAAGTCGAACCTTGAGAAGTTTGCGGATATCTTCCGAGAGGAAACGCCGCAAGCATCGCCTGAGAAGGCGGACGATGAGGCTCCGGGGGCTGAGAAGCCAGGCAAGAAACCGGGCAAGCCAAAGGCGCTAAAGGACGTTGCCGAGAGGCTCGAACTTGCGCCCGAAGATCTGTACGGACTCGAGATCCCGATGGGCGATCACGCTGAGCCGCTGACGCTCGGTAAGCTCAAGGATATCGCGGCCGGACAATCTGACTTCACGGTACGCGAACTGAAGGCGGAAGAAGAACGGACCCGCAAGGAATCGGACCTGATCCGCGCGCAGGAAGAAATTCGCGAGCTCGTCGAATCTGTTCCGCAGCAATTCCGGACGCCGGAGCTGTTGAACAAGATTCGAGAGAAGCACGACGCTCGCTTGAAGATCGAACGCGCGCGGACTCTGGACGCGATTCCCGAATGGAACGATGAGCCAACGCGAGACAGAGAAATCGCCGGCATGGTCGAACACTTGCAAGCATTCGGCTTCCCTGCGAACTACCTGTTAAACGTCGTCGATCATCGCCTGATGAAGTTTGTGCGTGAGAGTTTCTTGCGCGAACAACGCATCCGGCGAGCGCTCGAGCAGGTCACGGGGGAGCGGCCCTCGACACCTGCGAAGGCGCGCGGCTCATCGACGCCACCGGCGAAACTTGCCGACACTCGGCGGGCACGCGGTTCTGACACGCCACGGACGCGCTTGTTCGATGCTTTGAACCTCACACCGGAGTAGCGCCAACATGGCAGCACCAGCAGACTATCTCGATGCAGTAGACCTCAAGAACGTTCTGGCAGGCGGTCTCATCAACGAAGACCTGCTCAACAAGATCTGGGACTGTTCGGATATCCCGATGCCGTTCCTCGACATGATCGGGGAGAGCTCGCACGACAATCCATACAGCGAATGGGCGGAAGACACGCTGGCCGCGGTCAATCTCGCGAACAAGACGGTTTCCGGCTCCGACATGCCGGCCGCGAACACGGCGGCAACCGGCGCGCGCAAAGGCAATCACTCGCAGACTTCTACGAAGTTTTTCGGCGTGACCGATCGCGCGGACGCCACGGACAACACGGGCCGCATGGGCACGGAAACGGCGTACAAGACCGGCCGCGGACTGCAGGAGCTGCGGCGCGATGTGGAAGGTATCTCGTTGTCGAACCAGGCGAGCGTCGCGGATGACAACAACACGACACCGGGCCAGTCCGGCGGACTGTCGGCGTGGATCGCGACCAACAACTCATCGGGCGCAACCGGATCGCCAGGCGGATTCAACACTGGCACGAAGCTTGTCGTCGCGGCAACGCCAGGCACGGCGCGCGCGCTGACGTACACGCTCGTACGCACGCAGGTCCAGGCGATCTATACTGCGGGCGGCAATCCGACCGTCATCATGTCCGTGCCGGATGTGACGAAGAACCTCACGGACTTCCTGTTCACGAGCGGTGCGAACGTCGCGAAGCCAACGGCGATCGTGTCCGGCACGACACCGGAAACGCAGGTCATTCAGCACTATGCGGATATCATCCGGTCCGACTTCGGGACCACGCTTCGCATCGTGCCGAACCGGCTGTTACAGTCAACTGCGGGTCCGCGCGCGGATCTATTCGTGCTGTGCCCGGAATACCTGGCGATGTCCTACCTGATCCCGTATCGCCGGGAACCGCTGGCGAAGCTCGGTCTGTCGAACCGAACGATGCTCGCGGTCGACTGGATGCTGAAGGTCTATCTCGAGCGCGCGCAAGCAATCGTGCGTGACCTGACACCAACAGCCACCGTCACGGCGTAAGGCGCGCAGACATGAAGTGGCCGGGCGGATCCCCTGACGCAATTCTTGATAGCGTCTATCAGGTACGGCAGGGCAACGTCCGGCCACGACGTGTCGACGGCGAATGGTTCCGGCATGATTTGCGCATGCCGGAATCGCATTACTTCTTCTGGATCAGCGTGATTCCGGAGCTCAACTCCAAGGATCCGGAAGTACTCGCCGGCGCCTGGGATGCGTTCATGGACTCGCCGGCCGCGGAACCCTATCGCGTGTGGAAACCGAAGCGCCGCGGATCCGCAGCCGGGCGCGGGATCATCGTCAAATGAACAAGACGGAACTGGCGCAAGCGATTCTGGACGCCTCGCATCGTCCGGACCTCTCATCGTTCACGGACACATTCATCCGCCGCGCGGAAGGCATGATCCGGCGCGATATCCGCGCGTATCCGCTCGCCGTGACGTTGGTCGAAGCCGATCGCGTCGCGAACGGACTCTACAACTTGCCCGACGGATTCCTTGAGGCGCGGCGCGTCCGCATCGGCGATAACGCGCTGGAGTCCGTTTCGCTTGCGATTCTGCGCGTGCTCTCGGGCAGCGCTGACCCATTCTGGTATGCCGTGCTAGGCGATACGATCGAATTCCGCGGGATCCCTGGCACGAACGCGACGATTGACCTCGACTATCTGGGATCGCCTCCCGTGCTCTCTGTCGGCGCGGATACCAATGCGCTCTTGACTGAGCACGAATCGCTGTATGTCGAGGGCGCGCTGTTCCATTTGTACCGGCACACACAGGACCGCGAGCTCGCCGCCGATGCGTTCAATGCGTTCTCGGATGTGATGGAACCGCTTAACCAGCAATTCGGCCGGCGCGTGGGCGGCGCCTCGGTTGCCGGCGCGTACAACCTCTACGGCAACGGCGGGGGATTCTGAGATGCCACTGGAAACCGTTGCGCATATCTCGGACCTGGTTGTCACCAATCCGGTCAATGCGACCGACAAGGTGCAGCAGGGTGACGACCATATCCGGAACATCAAGCTCGCATTGAAGACGGACCTTCCGAACATCACCGGGCCCGTCACCGCGACCCAGGCGCAGCTGAATCTGTTGACGAGTGTCACCGGCACGGGCGCCGTCGTGCGCGCGGACTCGCCGACGTTCACGACGAAGACGCTGCATGCCGATGGCGTCGTCGGCACGCCGTCTGTCGGCTTCTCCGGCGATACGGATACCGGCATGTATCGTGTCGGTGCGGACACGATAGGATTCTCGACCGCTGGCGCGTTGCGCACGCAAATCGCGGCCGGCGGGATCACGCAATTCGGCGACGGCATCCCGCTCAAATCGCAACTGCTCTCGACAGCCGGTTATAGCGGCATGATCGCGCTCGATCAGGCAGCGGCTCGGAAGCTCGAGATCTTCTATAACGGCACGGCTGCCGCCGTGGCCTATGGCGGCGCGGCCGGCGAGAACATGATCAACAGCGGCCCGGCGCTGAATTTCTCGATCGCCGATGTCCTGGCTATCAAGATCAACTCATCGCGGCAGCTGCTAACGCTCGATGGCGGCGCAGGTTCGCCGGCGTTCTCTTTCATCAATGACCCGGATACCGGCTGGTATCGCGTCGGC